AAAATATTTTTTCGAGTATGTCCTTGGCTGGCGACCTGCCAGTGCTAACATTCATCTGATATTTGGCTCAGCATGGCATGAAGCTTTGGCTATGTTATATCTGTCAGATTTCTCAGTTGAAAGTGTTCAAAAAGCTTATTATAAGGGCTTTCTCCCATACTATCGAGCTCACTTTGATGAGTCTGATGATGAGATATATTCACCAAAGATACCTTCAAGAGCTTTTGTGGCCCTCGCAGCTTACGCAAACAGACATAAAGATGAAGAACGTGATTATAAGATTCTCTCTCATAATGGAGTTCCTATGGTTGAGATAGGTGGAACTATCAACCTGTCCGAAGATCGTGTTGTTACCTTTAAGATGGATACTATTATGGAAGGACCTCATGGAATCATCTCACGTGAGCACAAAACAGGTAGTTCAACATGGAACTGGAATCTTCAATGGTATCTGTCACCTCAGGTTGGTACATATTCTCACGTACTTTATTGTCTGTATGAGGAGAAAGACGTTCGTGGTGTAATAGTTGACGGAACGTTCTTTAAGAAGACTAAAGATGATGCTAAGAAAGACTTAAAAGATCCTTTCAGGCACTTTGACTTTATGGAAGTTCCAGTTTATAAATCACCTAGCAATATGAATGCTTGGCTGAATACTATGCTCTGGTGGCTTGATATGATTGAATGGAACTTTAACCTATTGGCTGAGTGTTCAGCAGAAGATAATATCATGAAAGCCTTTCCAATGAATCCTACAGGTTGTACTAACTGGAGTGGTTGTCCTTATCATGATCTTTGTATGGCTTGGGCTAACCCACTTAAGCATGTTGAGAGGCCCCCGATAGGCTTTCAGATTGAACATTGGAATCCTCTGGCAGAAGAGCCGAGAGTTATGCTTAATAAACTATAAGGGAGGTGATAAAGATTAGCACATTACTATCAATAAAGAAACATGCAGCAGAGATCAAAAAGATGTATGATGAAGATCCCCGCAATCTTACCTTTAACGCCATAGTTCACGGGCCTATTAAGACTGGTAAGACCTCTCTACTCAGAACCTGTCCAAAGCCAATTTTTGTTCATAGCTTTGATCCAGGTGGAACACTGGTTCTCAGGGATATGATAGACAAAGGTGAAGTCTTGGTTGATACAAGGTTTGAGAAGGAAGATCCTTTTGCACCTAAGGCTTGTAGGCTCTGGGAGGATGAGTTCAATTATCTCTATCGTAAGGACTTCTTCTCTCATGTAGGTACATTTGCGATTGATTCTATGACTACATGGGCACAGGTTGTGATGTATGAGGTAATCAGACGGGCTGCAAAGGTTAAGAAAGATCGAGAGGTTGGAGGAGCTCCTCAGGAAAATGACTGGCTTCCACAGATGGCATTTATAGAGAATTATATGAGGAAATTCTTATCCTTGCCATGTAACTGTGTCTTGCTGGGACATTCTGATCAGCCTAAGGATCGTGAAGGTAATGCAGTTGGAGATCTTGGGATTATGATAACGGGTAAGCTGAGGGAGAGAATTCCTGCTCTTTTCAGTGAGATTTATTATCTCAGAATCAAGGATTACAAAGCTGAAACACGAGAATTACTAACAAAACCTGTCTATGGAATTCAGGCAGGTTCAAGATTGGGGAGAGGAGGAAAACTAAATAAGGAAGAGCCACCTGACATAAAAGCTATTATGAAAAAGTGTGGACTTGATACAACAGATAAGCCGTTGTTTAAGGATCTTAAAGAGGAGGTGAAAGAATGATAGAACAAAAAGGAAAATGTATAGAAGCAAATTGTCAGATACCTGAGATACTTAGTAAGGGTAGAGATAGAGTAAATGATCTAGATAATATTGTAGGTGTTTTGGAGGACCGTCTAAATAATCTTCTAACAGAAGCTTTTCCAGAACCAGAGGAAGTTGATAAGAAAATTTCACAACCTTTGGTAATTGTGGCTACTGACATAAAAGATATAGTAGAAACTGTTAGACTTAATACAGCCAGAATACAGTCAATAATTAACCGATTAGAAAACTAATCAACAAAGAAAGGGAGGATCAACATGGGAGAAAGTTTTTTAGATTTTACAGATGGAGAAGAAGATTTGGATGGTGCTGTTGAACCACAGGCAGCTGAGGATGGAGAATATACGCTTAAGCTCGTTGACTGGCAGACAGATAAGAAAGGTTCTGTTCTGAGAAAGGATAAGAATGATGATCCTTATATCATGCCACTGTTTGAGATCATCGAGTGTGAAGAAGCAGCATTTGCAAAGAGCTTCTCACAGTTCCTGCGTATTCCTCATGATGGTCTTAACGCAAAGGACAAGAATGCGGCTAAATGGGACCTGAAAGCGTTTTTTACATGCTTTGGGATTGACTATACTCAGCGGGTTGACTATGAGGAATGTGTTGGAAAGACTGGCGATGCGCTTCTAATTGTTACACCTGATGAGGGCTATGGTGAGCAGAATAAAGTGAAGAAATTCCTGAGTCCAAGATAGATGAAAGTTGCTGGGATGGCGGAATTGACAAGTATACGGTTAAAGTCCGACATTGCTTGTCATTGGAGATCAGACGTATCCACGCTGGATGGAGATAGACGAAAACGCTTAGCGGCATAAGTCCTTCGTGCAGGTTCGAATCCTGCTCCCAGCAATCATCTTAAACACAAAGGAGGTGAGAAGAATGCCATTATACGAAGTAGCAATAATAGCTAAAGCAGAAGAAAATGGAAAAGAATTATTAGTCTTTGGGCCTAAAGCCGTTATAGCAAAAGATGATAAAGATGCTATTTTTGTTGCAACTGCTATATTTGCAAAAGATTCAGATAGAGATCTGATAAACTTAGATACAAAAGTTCTTGTACATCTTTTCAATTAGGGGAGTTAAATGATTGGATAACATTATCTAATAAATTAACTCCCTTTGAACTTAAAGTTCCTAATAACTCAGTTCTTGAGAAACATGCTAAAGAAATGGATAAGTTATTTCCTAGTACACAGGACTCTTTTATTCGTGGATATTTAGAAAGTTCTTAAAACTATTGAATCTAATAAATGTCAAAATGTTACTTATACAGGAGCATAATCATTAACCTCCATACGAAAAACGAACAAAGCACAGGAGAAAAACTATGTCACAGCGACCACGACTTTCAATAGATCTAACGATAAAACAGCAGAAGTTTCTACAGAAGCTTCCTTTTGGCATGAAGCAGCAATTAGTCTCTACTTTAGTCAATATGCTTATTGAGATGACTGAACGCTGTGGCATGGAATCTCTCGGAATTGTTATGGCGAAAGCTATTAATCTTGAAGACTATTTTGAAAAGGATCTTGATAGGGAGGAAGATAATGGATGAAAGACAAATAGTAAAACTTTTTAGTGTATTACTTCAGATTGAGCAAAATACAAGAGGAGTAGATATTTTAGATAAACCCATAGAAGATGATTCTAAAGATGCTACTCATATAAACATACTCAGAACAGTCTTCTTTGAGAAATTAGATGCTAAGACAGGCTGGGGAAGAAATGAACTAAAGAATTTATTTGATGATTGTATTTCTTTAGTTAAGGAGTATCCATTCTAATGGCGACGCTTAAAAACCTACATAAATCAATCTCTGAGATGTCTAATGAGGAAGTCTTTAATCACATTAGATATCTCAGGGAGCTGAGACGAGAAATCCCTGTAAAAGTGGCAAGGAAGACAGTTGCTAAGAAGCAGGGAAATAAGCAAATCTCGATAGAAGAGCATCTGAAGAAGATGGGTGATGCTGACAGGGAGCTAATCCTTAAACGACTTTTAAAAATCAAGGAGAATAGAGATGCTGGATATACTAAAGATTAGTAAGATCAAGGTAGCTGATGTATTGATGCGTGATATTGAGGTAGGAGAGAGGTTCAGAAAAGATCTTGGAGATATAGAATCTCTAGTTCAGAGTATTAAAAAAGATGGTCTGATTCAGCCTATCTCAATAGCCGTTAATAAGCCGGGAGCAGAGAAACCATACCTGCTTGTTGCTGGTGGGAGACGCTTTAAGGCTCTTGAATTTCTGAACACAAAGAATGAGATAGAATTCATAAGCTGTCGAATATATGAGAAAGAACTGACGGAGCTTGAGTTAAGACTTCTGGAGTTCGCTGAGAATCTCTATCGTAAAGATCTCGGTTGGCAAGAAGATTGTGATCTTAAGTCAAGAATCCTTAACCTCCAGCAGAGGATACATGGCGTAAAGATGTCTACGGCCAGAGATGCTCCAGGGTTTTCTCTTACTGATCTTGCAAGAATGACGGGTAAATCAAAGGGAGCTCTATCAGATGATATTAATCTGGCTAAGATGATGGAGGCTACACCTGATGTAAACTGGAAACAATTCAAGACAAAGGATGATGCAAAGAAAGCTTTAAAGGGTGCTAAGAAGAAAGTAATCCAAGCATCAGATGCTGTTAAGGCCAGAGCCTCTCTTGGTGAAGGAGAGAGTCTTAAGAAGAAGATTATTAACTCATATCATGTAGAAGACTTCTTTACGGGCGTTAAGAAGATCGGCGATAGTACTATGGATATTGTTGAGCTTGATCCACCATATGCTATTGATCTGGAGAAGCAGAAGAAAGACTATAATTACACAGGTTATAATGAGATAGATGCTAAGGATTATTCTGAATTTATGTATAAAGTTTTTTCAGAATGTTATAGAGTTCTCAAACCTAACAGTTGGCTTATATGCTGGTTCGGTCCTGAACCTTGGTTTGAGGCTATACATCAATGGCTTCTTGATACTAAATTTAAGAACAAACGTATGCCTGCTGTATGGATTAAGGGAGAAGAATCAGATGGTCATGTTGTTGAGAAGACATCTGGTCAGTGTATGCAGCCTGAAAGAGATCTTGCCAAAGCATATGAAATGTTTTACTATGCAAGGAAAGGTATTCCCACTCTTGCCAAACCAGGTCAGACTAATGTCTTTGGCTACAAACCTATTCCGCCACAGCAGAAAGTCCATCCAACTGAGCGTCCTATTGAGATGATTTCAGATGTTCTCACAACTTTTGCACAGCCCAATGCTAACGTGCTTGTTCCTTTTGCTGGTTCAGGTAATACTCTGATAGCTGCAGCACAAAATCAGATGATACCGATTGGCTTTGATCTTACGAAAGAGTATTTTGAGAGCTATATTATTAAATGTCATAAGATGTTATAGCTATGAATTGGCTTAAGATTCGTAACTCTGACTGGTATGATATAGTTTTAGATTTTCTTATTGCTATTGGTTATATTAGTTTTATGGCTCTTATTTATTTTGTTTTTACTGCTTTTTTTGAAAGGATGATATTTTGATCTTACCAAGAGCTAAAACAACTGTTCCTCCTGCAGGAAGATTTGATGCTCCTTATGTTTTGATTGGTGAGCAGCCTGGCCGTATTGAAGTTCGTGAACGTAAGATGTTTGTTGGACCTACTGGAAATGAACTTAACGCTGATCTGAATGCAGCTAATGTTGATAGACCTCTTTGCTATCTCACTAACGTGATTAAGGATATGGACTATCATAAGGACAGATATATTCAACTTTATAAGAATCGTAAGCTGCTTCCAGATCCTATTGTGTCTCAGGCTGGTCAAGCATACCTTGATTTCCTGCAGTGGGAGCTATCTCAGACAACATCTAAATACTTTGGAGCTATAGGTGGAATAGCATTGTTTGCTCTGACAGGTAGAGTTGGAATTATCAAGTGGCGTGGAAGTCTTCTTGATTGTACACTGGTTGAGGGCCGGAAGGTTATTCCTATGCTTCATCCTTCTACCGTTATAGCTCCCACCAATCAATATTTGAACAAGCGTCTAATTATCTTTGACCTCAAACGTCTTCGTAAATACCAGTCAGGTCTGATGGTAGCTACAGATCGTGAGGTCTCAATCGAACCTACCTTCATCAATGCTATGGACTTCCTTAATTATATTCAGCAGAAGGGACTTGAAGGAAATCGTATCAGCTATGATATT